GAGATGGTGTAATACAGCAAGTAGTTAATATATTTAAGACAGCGCGAGTCATGCCAGCGTTCGAAGATGATGTCAATACATATACTCTATATCAAGTACAGAATGGAGAGCGACCAGATATCGTATCTCTTCGTCTATATGATACTCCTGATTACTATTGGACATTCTTTGTATTGAATCCGTTTCTACATGACGGTCTTTCAGCATGGCCTATGAGTCAAGAAAAACTCAATAAGTATATTTTGCAAGAATTTGAAGGAACAGTTATAACAAGTAATCCTACTATAGAGACTACAGGAGATATAGGGGTAGATAGGATGCAAGAAGACTCTCTAGCAGGTAGATTCGAATTAGGAGAGACTATTACAGGTAGTACAAGCGGAGCTACAGGTAAATTAGTTAAAAAGAATATAGATATGAATCAATTAGTATTGCAAGATGTGAACGGCTCATTTATTGGGTCTAGTGTGAGCGGATTGGGACAAGCGAGTGAGAGTATTGTCGGTGGTAATAGTGGAGACTCTGTTAATACTTATGACGTATATAAGTACATTGACGCACCTCATTCCTATTATAGAATAGATGATCCTGAGAAGAGAGTAGTAACACCTGAGTTCTTTGTAGAAGGCGGAGAATCTAAATCGGATATAACATTCCGTACTAATAGAGATTACTTATTTGATTCTAATGAAGCACGTAGTAGAATTAGAATAGTTAATCCAAAGTATATTGATAAATTTGTTGATGCATACGAGGCGATTATAAAGAATGTCTGAGTATATAGAGAACGGTAAGACCATTAAGCCATCTGGTTATACTTTAAATAGTGTAAAGATATACCCAGGCAATGGCGATGAAGACTTTAATATAACACAGTTGGTTGCTAAGATACATGTAACTGAGTCAATCTATAGGGCTTCTATTAAGGTAGAGATCTCTATATTAGATGCTAGTGGTATGTATGAGAAACTAAAGCTCTCAGGGCACGAGAAGGTTACCTTTGAGATGTCTAGAAACACTCCTACTGGGGAGAGACAGAAGTATACTAATACGGTATATGTAGCAGAGATCAAGGACTACGCGAAGAATAAAGGGGCTTCTACATATATTCTGAGTTGTGTTGCAGAGCATGCATATGTTAATCAGTTCATGACTCTGACTAAACCATTTGCGAATACAACCTCAACCCTTATTGAGAACATATGTACGGATGATCTCGGTGTCACTCCGTTCTATATTAACAAAGATACACAACACTCTATTAAGGGTGTCTATACGAGGTTCAGACCTTTGTTCGCTATTAATTGGTTAACAAGGAACTCTTATGATAATGGTTCGCCATTCTATTTCTATCAAACACTAAAGGACGGTATCATATTTGATTCCTATGAGAACATGTTATTAAAGGACTCTAAGGGTCTATATAAGCACAGTATGTTTGAGAAGAAGGTGGTCGGTACTGAGGGACAGTTTAATGATGAGCTATATAAGGTATTGAAGCTGACCGCGAACATGAGTATGTCTAAATATATCCAGGGCTCAGAAGGCGCGTATGCCTCTCAGTTACATCGTTTAAATGTTGCTGATAAGAGCTATACGGTGGCCTCTTATAATTACTCTGATGACACTCTGAAGCTTAACCCTAATAAACCATTTGAAGATGTATCCTTTCATGACCGTCGTATAGAGGACTACAATGAGGCTAAGAACCATTATATCTCTTATAATACTGGAGCCTTTGATGATGAGTTTGATAACTATCATGCACCTACTGATGCCACGATACTACAAGGAGAAGCGTATATAAGTAATATAGATACGATGTCAATTGACTTAGTAACGGTAGGTAACTTTGATCTATCATGTGGTGAGAAGATAGAGGTAGAGGTAATTAACTATATAGATGGAGAACGGTCAACATATAAAGATAAAATACTATCAGGTAAATATATCATTACCAGTATACAACATGTCTTTATATCACCAGGAACATATACAATGAATATAAAATGTAAGAAGGATTCATTCCTAGACAGCATGGCAGAAATTTTGGAGAAGGAATAGTGTTTATAGACCACTTTATAGAGAGTTCAACGGTTCCTCTGAGCAGCGGCGGGTCTAGCCTCCTACCGTTTTTTGAGCCTCAGAGGTTGGCCATATATGATCACAATTGCCGCTCTATGCTATATAAGATATCATATATGATTACTCAGAAAAAGTTTGACTTGCTTTCTAGAAAAAAAATTTCCCGCAGAAAAAATGAGATACAGAGGTTGCGATAAAATATGATTAGTTTAACACAGTATATAAAGGAAGGTAGTACACAATTGAAATGGAAGAAAGAGTACGACGGACAAGATAGTTCTGGTAGAAAGATCTATAAGCATGTATCTAAGAATGGTAGATACGAGATTGCTCTATCTGGTATGGATAGCATGAAGAAGAATAAAGATGGTTCTCAGAAGTTATTACCTACTCTCTTTGATAAGACAAAGCCTGGCGGAAAAATTCCTCGTCATCCGATTACTTCATTTCGGAATGTAGCCGCTGCAAAGAAAGATGCACAGCGATGGGAGGATAATCATTATGCGTAATATAGATCAGTTTATAGGTGGACAGTTTTCTTGGTTCATGGGCGTAGTCGAAGATAGATTCGATCCCTATGAATTAAATAGAGTCAAGGTCAGATGTTTTGGTTACCATACAGAGAATAAGGACGAATTAGACGTAGACGATCTTCCCTGGGCGACTGTGATGTTACCCACAACTTCCTCTGGTACTTCGGGTATAGGGGATACGCCTCATGGTCTAATGGAAGGCTCTTGGGTCGTCGGCTTCTTTCGTGATGGAGCCTCTGCTCAGGATCCGATTATATTAGGATCGGTGGCATCAAAAAATTCTCCTCGCTCTAAGAATTTAGGCTTTACGGGCGAAGAATATCCAAGAGGAGAATATGCGGAAGAATCTGATATTAACTTCGCCGCTCGCCAGGAATACTATTCCGTTTCAAATGCAATGGATGCTCGTAAGGGCGAAGCTCCTCCAGTCGTACAGACCGCGGTCCCTGCAAAAATTCCTTCCGTGGCTGAGAATAAGGCCGACGCTTTTTATACAGAACAGCCCTGGTCCGAACTCTCTCCGATGAATGAACACATCCCTGACTATCCATATAATAAAGTAAACGAATCTGAATCAGGACATATTACCGAGATCGACGATACTCCCGGATATGAACGTACTCATCGATTACATACTTCCGGTTCCTATGAAGAAATCTATAATGACGGAACTCGCCAAGTTAAAATAGTCGGTGACGATTACGAGGTCGTGATTAACAATAAGAATATTCATATTAAAGGTAATTGTAATATGACGGTCGACGGCGATCTCCGTCAGATGGTCTATGGTAATTATCATTTACAGGTCGAGAAAGATATGACAATGAATATCAAAGGTTCCTTACAGCAAATGATCGGCGGTAACCATGAGACTGAAGTGGTCCGAAGCCGATCGACAAATATAGGCGTGGACGATAATCTCAGTGTGATGAATAATCAGACCGTCAATATTATAAACGATAAACTACTGACCGTGGGTAATAACTTTACGACCTCGGTAACAAACGATATGTCGACAACCGTCCTCAATGATAAGAGTGTCATGAATGCTGGTACATTTAGTCATACCTCTCTTGGTAATTATACTCTAAATGTAAATGCCAACCAGACTATTGGAGTGACAGGTACTCTAGGAGAAGAAATCGACGGTCAAGTAACAGAGACATACGGTAGTAACCAAACAACAAATATTACAGGTACATTAGATCTAGATGCTTCGACTGAAGTTGATATAGATGCACCAACAATTAATTTAAACTAGGAGAATATATGCCAGCAGCAGCAAGAGATGCAGGAACAGATTCAGTAGACGTTCCACACGGATCTGGATCTAACTGTGCAAGTCCAAGCACTTCAGCCACAGATGCAGGTTCAGGAAATGTATTTGTAAATGGTAAGGGTGCTGTAAGAAAAGGAGATGCAATGGCCTCTCATCCAAATGTAGGATGTTCTCCCCATGCTCCTGGATTGAGTGCTGGTAGTAGTACAGTAAAAGTAAATAGTAAAGACTTTGGTCGTAAAGGAGATACCTATGGTTGTGGTGGCGAAATATCTTCTGGATCTGGTAATGTTTTTGTAGGAGGATGATATGAGTTGCGGTAGTAATACAGCATTAGATGCATTAAAGAATAAACAAAACGAATTAAATGCCAAACTGAAGGAAGGCAAAGGCGCCCTTGGTGATCTTACCAGTAAGCTTGATGAGATGAAAGCTGAGCTAGATACATTTGCACCGACTCTTCCAAAAGTTGAAAGCCTACAAGATAAAATTAATGAATTGTCTGGTATTAAGAATCCTCTTGATGTATCAAGTAAAATAGCAGAATTAAAAGCTAAGTTTGAGGGCGCAGTTCCAAACCTTGAAAACTTACTGGGCGATCTTGGATTAAATGAAGAAAGCCTATTAGGTAAACTTGGAGTCGGGGATGTCAGTTTAGATGATTTGGTTAACTCAGCAAAGTCTGATGTTTGTGGTCTTATACCAAATGTAGAGGCCGGTGAAGATGGTACAGTCAAGGAACAACCAAGTGAACCTAAAGTTCCTGAAGAACCACCCGTTGCTGAAGAGCCCACCCCCGTAATTGAAAAAGATGTTTATGAATTAAATAGAGCATTGATAGGTCATTCATATCGTAATACTGTAAAATGGTTAGCGGCTCCTGCGAATGCTGGAGATATCTTTTCTGGATTTGGAGCAAAGAAAAAGAATCAAAGATTTTTTGATGCCACATGGCCTGAGTTTTATTTTCATTTATATAAAGTTGCTGGTGAAACGCAACCTCATAAATTTACTTACACACGAGATGATTTAACAAAAAGACAAGATAAATTAAAAAGTAAATATCCAAAGGCTGAATGGAATTTTGATCAAGGCAATGAGTGGGAAGTAACTTATAATTTATTAAAGGATAAATTTTCAAATCAATATGCTGGAGTATCTGATTTTGCGACCGCAGCTAAAGAAGCAGTAGCAAGACAAGCGGCAAAAGCAGCAGCTAAAGAGGTATAAATAGTTATATGGCTAGTACATTAATTTTATCAGATCAGTCTGTTTCCAAAATCGAAAGTGGTAAATCATCTGGTGTTGGAAAGAGTAAACCTTGGGCAGATTTAAATTTGGCTCTTACGCTGCATCCTGTAAGAAAAGATATTGTACCACTTAAGGATGATGCAGCTTTAAGAAATTCAATTAAAAATTTATTACTAACAAACTTTTTTGAAAGACCATTTCAACCAGAACTTGGAGCTAATCTAAGAGGATTATTATTTGAGCCAGCAGATGCAATTACTATTATGGCTTTAAGAGATAATATTACTGATGTAATTACAGATTACGAACCAAGAGTTGATATTGTTTTTATTGATATTAAAAATAAACCTGATGATAATGCATATGACATTACAGTAAAATTTAGAATTAAACAATACGATAAATTAGATTCAGTCAATATCGTATTAAGGCGTATAAGGTAAACCTATGGCAACAAATTTAAATGTAACAGAATTAGATTTCGATCAAATTAAAAAGAATCTAAAAAACTATTTAAAGACACAGTCACAATTTAATGACTATGACTTTGAAGGTTCTGGGTTATCAACTCTTTTAGATGTATTAGCTTATAATACTCATTACAATGCTATGGCAGCTCACTTTGCATTGAACGAAGCTTTTCTTGATTCTGCTCAAATTCGTGGTAACGTTGTTACGAGGGCTAAGCTTCTTGGTTATACTCCTCGTTCAGTATTAGCACCAAGAGCTACAATTAAAATTACCGTAGATGTTTCAAATGAAAATGGTACTATTCCAACAGTATTAAGTTTATCACGTGGTACTAAATTTAAAACGCAAGTATCTGGTATAGAATATAGATATGTTGTTTTAGAAGAACAATCAGCGATTCTTAATAATGATAATAAATTTATATTTGACAATGTTACTATCGTAGAAGGAACAAGGAAAACTCTAAAGTACAGAGTAGACAATGATATCTAAAGTCA